TAAAGCCTATTGGGAAAGAAACCAGCTAATAGCATATTTAAGTAAGATATTTGATTCATGGACAGAAAAACACCCATCTCAAGATGTTGAATGGGAAAGCGAATGGAGAAATATTATCTTTATAAGTTTTCCTGAAGGTTTATTTTCGTGGCATATACATGATTCAGAAATGATTTACTTTTCTCATTTAAAGGTTAAAGAGGGCAACTCATGGGATGGAAGCTCTACGGAAGAAAAGTATAAGTCTTTAGAAAGGAGAATTTAATTATGTGGGTACAAACGAAAGATGTTATATTTAACACTGATAAAATAGATAGCTTGTTAATCGAAGAAAGCTATAACAAAGAGTCTCCTTATGTTATCTATGCTAATTATAGTTCACATGCAAAACAAATAGTTGCTGAATTTAAGACGTGGGAAGATGCAGATGAATATATAACTTTTTTATGGAAAGAACTGTTTAATAGATGATTAACAGAATAATATATTTCTCAATAGCCTTCTTCTTGGCATACTTAGACCCAGCAAGCTCAATAGGTATGTGTTGTATCGCAGGGCTTCTAGGCAGGGTTTATATAGCCGTGTGGTTGTATCTGAACTATAAGGAAGTATTAGAGTATATTAATATGCTATGGGGATTGCTAACTAAAGGATAAGCGATGAAGTTTAGAAAACAAGAAGATGTAGAAACTAATGATGATTTACTAGTGTTTAATAATAACGCTTATGAATCAGCTTATATTTTTGAAGGGGAAAAGGTTGAAGATGCAGAGGTGCCTTATCATATAAAACAAGAAATGGAAAAGATGAAAGAAAAGCTAATCTTTGAGCCTATAGTTAACGCTATTAACGAGCTAAACAAACGGCTTGTAGTCTTAGAGAAGGATAAGCGATGATAACATTTATCGAACTGTTTGCAGGCATTGGTGGCTTTAGAAAGGGGCTAGAGGCCACTAATAACTTCAAATATGTTTGGGCTAATGAATGGGATAAATACGCTAACTCAGTTTATAGAAAAAACTACGGGGAATGTGATGCAAGAGACTTACGAACAATCAGAGCAGACGAAATACCAGAAGCAGATATGCTTGTTGGAGGATTTCCCTGTCAAAGTTTTTCAATTGCTGGAAAGCGGGGAGGCTTTGAAGATACAAGAGGTACACTCTTTTTTGAAATCATCAGGATTGCAAAGGAGAAGCGACCATCAATATTATTGCTTGAAAACGTCAGAGGCTTACTCAATCACGAGCAAGGGAGAACTTTTGCTACAATCATCTCTGCATTGGATGAGATCGGGTATAATGTACAATGGGAAGTGCTTAACACGAAAAACTTTGGAATCCCACAAAGCAGGGAGCGAGTGTTCATTATCGCAACTGCTAGAGAAAGAGGTTTCAAGCAAATATTCCCTCTCGAAAAGAGCAATGCAAGGGATCTTAAGAAGATACAAGAAAGATTCATTATTAGAGGAAGAAATAAAAATGCTAGTGGATGCCTTGACACGAGAGGAGTTAACAGATACGGAAGAGCAGATTTAGACAATCTAATATATGCCATCCCAGTTTTAACGCCTGAAAGAAAAGAGAAAAGGCAGAATGGAAGACGGTTTAAAGAACATAACGACCCAATGTTTACATTAACAGCCCAAGACAAGCATGGGATATTTGATGGATATGATGTGAGAAGACTAACACCTATAGAACGCGAAAGATTACAGGGCTTCCCAGATGATTGGACAGCATACGGACACGATAGAAAAGAAATGAGCGACACTCAAAGATATAAGATGTGCGGAAATGCTGTTAGTACAAATGTAATAAGAGAAATAGGAGAAAGGATAAGCGATGAAATGGATTGATATTAACGAAGCTCTTCCCAAAGAAGAAGTCGAAGTACTTGTATTATCAGATGATTATATCCAGATAGGAGCTTATGAAGACGATACTTTTAGATGTCGTGAATATATCGAGATAGACGCTACGCATTGGATGCCGTTGCCTGATACTAATATAGAGAAGCTCAATGACTAAAGAAGACCTAAGCTTATTAGATAACAAAGAATGGAGGATGAACAACCTCTATCGTATTGTTGACAAGCAAGGAAACTCGATACCTTTTAAGCTTAATCCTGTCCAACAAGTAGTGCTTAGAGGTATGCACAACCGCAATATTTGTCTAAAAGCCCGTCAGCTCGGGATGTCAACGTTCAGCGTTCTAAGCATACTAGACGACACTATTTTTAATGATAACCTATCATCTGGCATAGTTTCATATTCACTTGACCACGCACAGCATATTTTCAAGAAGATATTAGGGCATGCCTTAGATAATCTCACTCCATATGCAAAAGAACTTGCTGGAGTAACACAAAGAAGCGCCACGGAGATATCATTTAGAAACGGATCGTCTCTTAGGGTAGGTACAACATTGCGTGGAGGAACATGTCAGAACTTATTAGTCTCAGAATTTGGTAAGACGTGTGCTAGAAATCCAATCAAAGCTGAGGAAGTAGTTACAGGTACGCTTCAATCTGTACCTATTGATGGAAAGGTTATTATTGAGTCCACAGGTGAGGGTTCCTCTTCATATTTTTATGAGATGTGTACATTAGCAACACAACGTGGGAACGAAAAACTATCTCCTCTCGAATATAAGATGTTCTTTTTCCCGTGGTACACAGATTCTAACTATACTATGAAGCAAGACATGGAGATGGACGAGGTATTAACAAAGTACTTAGATAAGATAGCTTTTGATGCTGATATTGAGTTAACTACAGGGCAGCGTAACTGGTATGCTTTTCAGAAAGCTATTCTTGGCGATAAGGTAGCACAAGAGTTCCCGAGTACTATAACAGAAGGGTTCCTATCTAATTCAGACGCTTACTATTTCCAAGTAGGTGTCCAAAAAGCTTATAACGAGAGCCGAGTGCTTAAAAATCCTCTTTATGATGGTGTGGAACAGGTTTATGTTGCTATGGATATCGGTGTTAATGATATGACGTGTATTATATTCTTTCAGGTTATCCATGGTGAGATACGAATTATCGATTACTATGAAGATAACAACAAAGGTGTTGATTTCTATTGCAATTTCCTACAAAAAGATAAGAAATACCAGTATAGAACGATATTCTTGCCTCATGATTCAGTTAAAAGAGATGGTATAACCGTTGAGAACTCCTTCAAGCTAGATTTTGAGAAGCATTTTTACCATACTGATACAGAGATTGTAGTATTAAAGCGTACAGACAAGAACTTAAACATCAACAACGCTAGGATAAAGCTTGATAGGTGTGTGTTTGCAGTTACAAAAGTAAAGCCGTTGATTGACAAGCTAGTAAAGTATCGTAAGCAATGGAGTGAGTCAGTTGGTCGTTATCTTGACAAACCTTTGCATGATATAGCCAGTGACGCCAGCGATGCTTTTCAGTATGCTATGCAAGGCGTAACACACATCGAAGCTCTAGGCGATAGCATGAGTGTTGAGAAGTTAAACGAACTTAAGAGGAGATCTTTTTATGGGAGATAAACAATGATAGTAACATATGAGTTTAATATAGACGGCGAGTCTGACGATAAGTATGAGTTAGACGCCTTTCAGATATCTAAGAACATGTATATGTCTCTAAGTGATATTAGCGAGTACATAAGAGAGATAAGAAAAGGCTGGAAAAACCCTGATGTTGATGAAATGGTGGACTATATTCAAGAGTTAATAAATGAAAGTAAGATTCATGAATTAGAATGAGATTAATTAAATGAATAAAGAAGATAGAATCATATTTGGCAAATATATAAGAGGGATTAGACATAGAGAAGGTTTAACACAGGTTCAATTAGGAGAACTTATCGGAAAGACAAAAGAGCAAATAGGTTGTATAGAAAATGGCAAGTGTTTTACAGACAATAGAACAAAAGGTCTTCTTTCTAAAGCTTTAAATACAGATATTTCTATACTTAAGAGTTTTAATACTGTCAGAGAATGAATAATATTTAATTTAAGAATTGTCAAATAAAAATTTTATTATTATCTTAAGCTATAATAACAAAAGGGTTTGGCATGTCTGTATTATCAAATGGTTTAAAAGGTTTTAGTCAATATTATGTAGATGACGACAAAGAAATTAAATCATGGATACAGCAGATACAGAACGAAAACCTGTCACTTACCCAGCAACTCTGGCGACAACAATCGTTAGATGAACGCTGTTATGCTGGTGATGCTAACATTTGGGGAGAGCTATTTCCTGACATACCTCTTAGACAACGCAACAAGTTCAATTTCAACAAATCTAAACGTACCGTTAACATGGTATCAGGCTATCAACGCCGTAACCGAAAGTCATTAAGCGTTATACCTCGTGAGAACTCAGATGATACTACATCGAACCAGATTTCTAAGGCTGTTGCTTGGTCGTCAAGTTATATGTCACATAACGATGTATTCTCAGATGCTTGCCTAGGAGCATTGATAACAGGTATGAATCTACTGTCTTACTGGGTAGATCATAGCGTGGATCCATACTCAGGAGATATCCAAGTAGCAAACATTGGATACAATGGCTTTATGATAGATCCATACTTTAAGAAGCTTGATTTATCAGACTGTAACCACATAAGAATATGTAAATACCTATCAAAAGAACAGATTATAGCTCTTCTTCCTGAGAGAGAAAAAGATATTGAGATGTTGGAGAAAGGCAATTATAAAAACAATGTCTTTAATTTCCTTCCTGAGTTCTACGATTCAGCAAAGAAGAACCTATTTTCTTATGAAGAATTCTGGTACTTAGATTCAAGGCAAGCAACCGTTATCTTAGATCCCTCAAATGAAGAAGCTTTAGAGTGGGATGGAGACGATGAAAGCATGAGATTGTTCCTTAAGAACTTTCCAGGGCTTAGAAAGAAAAAGATCTACAAGCAAACATGTAAGTTAGCAATCTTAGTTAACGGCACAGTAGTTTATAACGGTGCTAATCCAAATAAGATTGATAAGTATCCGTTCATCCCTGTTATGGCATATCACCAACCAGATTTACCTTATTACGAGTCTAGGATACAAGGAATGATGAGAGGCATAAGAGATAGCCAGTATCTATTAGACCGTAGGCAGAATATCCTTTTAGATGTTATGGAGTCACAAGTTAACAGTGGATTAAAAGTTATGGAAGATTCGCTTGTTGATGATAGAGACGCTTTTAAATCAGGTCAGGGAGCAGTACAGTTTATCAAGAAAAACGCTCCTCTTGGTATGGAGTCTATCCAAAAGATACCTTCAGCAGATGTTTCACCAGCTTTCCTTAGTGTTATTGAGATGCAAGACAAGAACATCATGGATATATCAGGTGTTAACGAAGAGCTTCTTGGCAGTGCTGAAGATGACAAAGCGGGGATACTATCAAAGCTTAGACAGGGTGCAGGGCTTACAACATTACAAGTATTATTCGATCACTTTGACACTGCTTTAAAGAATGTCGGTGAGTTAATGATTGATTTAATCCAGTCTAACTTTACTAAAGCAAAGATAAGACGTATCACTGAAGAAGAACCAACAGAAGAATTTTTTAACAAGACGTTTAAGAAATATGATTGTGTGGTTGTTGAGGGAACAGACACACCAACTCAGAAAATGGAAGCATTCAAGCAGAAACTATACTTGAAAGAGATAGGTATACCAATACCAACAGAAGACTTGATGGAAGACGCGTCATTCCAGAATAAAGGTAAGACTATTGAGAAGATCCAACAAGCAGAGCAACAAGCTCAGCAAATGGAACAACAAAATCAAATGCTAGAAATGCAGAAGCTTCAGATGGAGGCAGCTCAACTTGACGCAAATGTAAAATACACAAATGCACGTACAGCTGAGTCTGGAACTAAGTCGTTGAGTAACATAGGGCTTTCAGAAGAAAGAAGGATGGAGGCTGTTAAGGACTTGAACCAGAGTGAGTTAGATAAAATCAAAGCTATTAAAGAACTACAAGGAATAGACCTTGCACATATTAAGCAAGCTATTGAGATCATGCAACAAATGAAAGCAGATGAAGCAGAGCAAGTAAAAGAAGCTAGTCCATTGCAAGAAGCAATAGATAAATCAGCGGGTAGCTTAAATGTATAGATACGTATGTCCCAAATGTTTACATACTTTTCTCTCAAGAGAGTTGCTTGTAGATCCGTATTGTTGGGAGTGTAATCATAGCTTAGAGGTAATACCACGTGTTAAGAAGGAGAAAGAAGATGAAGAAGAATAAACCATGTCCATGCGGAAAGATAAGATCTAAAGGCAAGGGCAAAGGCTTAGGAACGGGGAAAGGTAAAGTAGGTCCAATAGGATCACCAAGTAAAAGAGTTGGAAAAGCTAACAGAGATAAGAAAAAGAAATAATCTTTAGGGAATCTTCTATCGCCCGTTAGCTTTAGGAGTAGGAAGGTGTCAGGGGATACCCAGACATAGCTAGCACTTCCGTCCCTATTTTAATTCATCAGGTAATTCAGGCAACGGCATCCAAGCAATAACTTTCCAAGCTTTAGGTAGATCTTCATTAGTTGATAAGTCTCTCCATTCTTTATATTTACTTGGAGCATAAGGACTAAAGAAGAGTATTTTTATTTCATATCTGTTATTTTTTCTTTTGGTGTCAATTAGGGTTAATTTTTCTAAAGTAACATCATCCCCTATCGTTGGCTTTCTATCTTTTACAAATATCCATTTCATAAAGTGTCCACCACCGTGCCGACGTTTTAATATTATTTATGAATGAGTTTATCACATGTAAATTAAATGTTAAGTTAAAGAAAAAAGTTGATAAACAAACAAATCTTTGCTTTCATAGAACAATAAAGGGTCAACCAACGTTAAACAAGGTAAGCATTATGAAGAAAGAAGTTAAAGAGGTGAAGTCTTCTAAGGTTACAGAAGCTTCAGTAAAAGGATCATATCCTTCAAGATACAATAGCGATAAGACAGATACTAAATCAATGAAGAAAGATAAGCCTAATTATCCTTCAAGATACAAGTAATCACATGCCTCTATTAATTTAGAGGCTTTATTTTAAGGACTTCTATGCTAACACCAGACGGCGGAACATACCACCAACACATAAAGAAAGACGAATTAGGCAACGAAACAGCTCGTTTCGATGTAACCACTTCTACATCACAGATCAATACCAACGAACATTATCTTGAAGCGTGGGATCTAACAAAAGAGATAAGCAAGAAATACCAAGCTAGTTTAAGCAAAAGCTTTGATGATGGCAGTAAGCTTAATAAGAACAAGCTCTACTTTATCGTTATGGTAAAGAAAGACCCTGAGAGCAAGCAGAAGATACACATTAAGATAGCTATAACAGACAAGAAGCTTCACAAGCTGTATGAATCTACAGACTTATGGAGTTACGACTATGTTAAGGGCAAAGCTACGCTTTTATGGTCTGTTCCTCACAAATCTGCTATGATGAATTATCTCAAAGAGCCTGAGAACTACGACAAGAATCTAATCAAGTGGATAAATCAGTTCTTAGATCAATCAGGTTTTGACATCAAAGCATACGACAAGAAGAAGATTAAAATATCGTAATTAAAATATTGTCTATATAGTTATCTAGTCCTCTTATTTTCAACGATTAAAATTTTTTATACTTAATATTAAAATTTTTATTTCTATCAATTAAATAATTTACTACTATCACAACTAATCATGTAATGGGAGTCGTGAACCCAAAAGGAGATTTTAATGACCGAAGAAAATATAGACGTAAAAACTCAGGAAGTCGTCAACCCTGATAATTCAACGGTAAATAATGTGGAAGAAAATAATTCATCTCAACCAACAGAAAAGCAGGAAGACTCTAAGCAGGCCACGAAAGAGTACAACTGGCGGAAGATGGAAGAGAAGAATGAAGCTCTTGCACGACAAGTTGAAGAACTTTTAGAGAAAGATAAGTTAAGGAACGCTCCAAAGCCACCCGTAGAGGAGGATGAACTCAGTCTCTTAGAAGATGACGATATTGTGACAGCTGCACAGGCTCGTAAATTAGCTGAGAGGTATACACGCGAGACGATCAAAAAGGCTTTTAAAGAAAAAGAGCAAGCTTCCTTACCTGACAAGACTCGATCTAAGTTCAACGACTTTGACAATATTATGACTAAAGAAAACATTAAAAAACTAGAACAAGAAGAACCTGGCTTAGCCGAAGCATGTTCTAAAGCGTCTAATCCTTGGGAAGCGACATATAAGATTTTAAAGAAGTTTGTGTTACCACCAGAAGAGCGACAAAGCTCACCAGCAGAGAAGAAGCTCGATGAGAATCAAGCTAAACCTGGCTCGATTAATTCTGTTGGTAAAGTCAAGCCTCTTTCACAAGCTAATATGTGGTCAACTGCTGATAAGGACAGACTTTATAAGGAAATGATGAGAGCAGCACGTCAGGTTTAACTTAAGGGTTAATTATGACTATAAACACACAAACTACAATGCCACCAGGCGTAGAACAAAACCTATTGGGTAAAGTTCTAAGTACTCCTGAAGCACGTAGAATACACAGAATGGGTGCTATGACCTATCCTGTACCAGCTCACACTGGTGATATCCTTAGAAAGAAAAGATATCAGAGAATGGAAACAGCTCCAGTTGCTGTTGATCCACAGATGCAAAATCCTCCTGCTCAAATGGTAGAGAGAGATTTTCTAGATGTTAAGATTCGTTGGTATGCTACATATACAATAGTTACAGAACAAGTTGTTATGGTCGACCAAGACCCTATCTTAAACAGATATTCAGCTAGATTAGCTCAATCTTTAGCAGAAACAGAAGACCAACTTATCAGAGATATGCTTGAGTCAACTGCTTCAGTACAAAATGCTACAGGTGGAACTAATGGAGACAATCCTACAGAAATGACTATTGCTGATGTCGAAAACATCAACCAAGTTTTACAAGGCAACAATGCCGAGTATGTTGAAAGATTCATGATGGGTGATGACAAGTTCGGAACAGCTCCATTGAGAGATTCTTATCTTTGTCTATGTCACACAGACATGACTACTCAATGGTCAAACGTTGCTGGATTCATTCATAAGGCTCAGTATCCTAATCCAAATGGTACTGTGAACTTAGCTGAGATAGGTAGTTCAGCGAACTTAAGAATTTTCACAAGTTCAAGAGGTTCTATCACTGCTAATGCTTCAGCATTGGGTGCAGACGTATATAACAACTTTGTTGTGGCTCAAGAAGGATATTCTTGTACTGAGCTAGAAGGCGGAAAGGTTTCATTAGTATACCATCCACCAGGCCATGGAGACGATCCATGTAATTTACGTAGTACTCTAGGATATAGACTTACTTTTGGTACATCTATTGATCAGGATCTATGGGTTCAAAACTTAAGAGCAACACTAGCATAGGGGGCTTAAAATGGGTGTAGAATCTTTAATAGCTCAAGGTAGCTATACTTCAGACGGAACTGCTAAGATAATTGAATTACCAAAAGCAGCCGATTACTTTGTTGTAACAAACAGATCAACATGGGGTGCAAATCCTGATGCTGTAGTTAAATCCTTTTATTATACTGGATTTGGTGCAGGACAGGCTTCTAACGTGCATGAAAGTGGAGCTGGCGCATTGACAGCAACAACTACTGCAACGGGTGGAGCTGGATTTACTCCAATCGATTTATCAATTCAAGAGCCAGGGGCTTTAGTAGCTACTGGAACAGCGATAACTGCAGCTTCTCCAGCTGTTGTATCTGATGCAAATAACCCTGCTGTAGGTGACATTGTAAGAGTGTACAATACTACAGGTATGCTTCAGATAGCTGGTATGGACTTTACAGTAACAGCGATTTCTGCTGGTGTAAGTTATACTCTTGGATATTTAGACGCTTCAGGCTTTGCTGCCGCTGGTACAAACGCTGATTACAGAATCATTCCACAACGTTATTACACTCCAACAAGACGTTGGATTACAGGTATTACTGCAGCTAACCCTGCTGTTATTACTGTATCTGTAGCACATAATTATCTAGTCGGAGACAAGATTAGAATTAATGTTCCTGCAGCGTTTGGAATGACACAAATGAATAATAAACTAGTAACAATCACTGCTGTGACTGCAAGCACAATAACTACAGATATAGATTCATCTGCATTTACTGCTTTTGCTTTCCCAACATCTGCTACAGCTGCTGCTGGCGTAACTTTCGCTAGTATCACTCCTGTAGGAGAAGTTGCTACTAAACTAACTAGTCCAATTAAGAACGGTGCATATTATGCAATGGAATTAGGAACTGCAGTTTGCGGTGCTAATACTAACGTTATGGATTGGCAAGCGTTTAGCAGAGATTATACTGTTTAAAATATAATATAAGGGTAGGAGTGCATGCCTCTTGCCCTTTTTTTCAAAAGGAGAATAAATAATGTCTATAAAAACATTTAATTTTGTTAAGAGAAAACCATTAACTACTAAAGAGAAAGAAGAAGCTAAAAAGAAAATAGCTGCTATGAGAGAGAAAGACAACGAGATGGTTACTGGCATTTTTAAGAATAGAGATGGCGAAGGAAAGATAAGTTTCTCATTCGGTAAGTATAAAGAAGACGGCACCTCAGTATATGAGTTTAACGATGGCGGCACTTATACAATACCTAGAATGGTAGCGAATCATCTAAACCAAAGCACAGCAGTTCCACAGAGGGAATATGCTACTAATCCTGATGGGACAAAATCCCTTCATACAGTTATTAGAAAGAAAAACAAGAGATACGAATTTATATCTACAGATTTTTAAGGAGAGACGTAGGTTATGGCATTAAATGATTTTGATTATATCAAGGCTAAAGTCAGAAAAATAACAGGTAGACCAAGCGCTAATCAGCTTAGTGAAAGTGGCTTAAATGATTATCTTAATTCATTTTTAGTCTATGATTTGCCATTACATACTAGGTATTTCTATAATAAACAGAGATACTCCTTCCAAATGACACCTGATGAGGCTAGTTATTCTATATCAGATATAAAAAATGAATATTCTAACTTTGAGCCTCCAGTATATATTGATGGTTCAGAGATATCTTTCTATCAAGACGAGAGATCCTTCTATGCTAGATTCCCGAAACAAAAAACTTCTGTTACTTTGTCTTCTGGAACAGCAGCTATAGGAGTAGGTCCATATACTGGCACATTTAGTGCTACACCAATAGAACCAGGCACAGTAGTTATAAGCACAATAGATACTTCAGGAGCTTCTTTAGTTGCTGTAGATGACGGCTCTGGAGGCTTTACAGGCGATGTTTCAGCTGGAGCTATAGACTATGAGACAGGAGCTATTACAGCTCTTACCTTTACTTCAGCGGTTGAAGTAGGAGAGACTATTTATATGTCTGCTAACAACTATGTATCAGGCAAACCATTAGCTATGCTTTATAGTAATAACGAGTTTAAGTTTTGGCCAGCACCTGACAGAGCATATACAGTAGAGATGATAGCATACCCTAACCCTACAGCTTCAGAGATAGGATCAGGTGATGTTTTTCCTGAGTTAAACCAATGGGCAGATACAATTGCTTTTGGAACAGCTCTAAAGATATTTACAGACAACTTAGACCTAGAGTCATATGGAAAGGTACAGATTCTATTTGATGAAGCTAAGAGATTAGCGGAGAGGAGAACGTTAAAGCAATTATCTACTCAACGTGTATCAACAATTTATTCATCTAGTAGCTATCAAAACACAGGTTTTAATAGCAATCTATATAACTAACTAAGTAGGAGTAATTTATATGACTTATAATGCAAGCATTCCACCAGCTACAGAATACCTATCTGATAGTCAACCTCAGATATTAGAAAACTTTTCTCAATTGAATACTCTGTTTGCTATTAACCACGTTACATTTGATGCCGTTGCAGCTTCAGACAGAGGAAAGCACACTTTCATTTCTTTTGTGGAACAAGCAGCAGACCCCTCGACAGCAGCTAATGAATTAGCATTATACACTAAAGATTTAAGCGGTTCTCCAGCTGTATATTTACGAAAAGAGAGTGACGGAGATGTTATTTTACTATATTCTCCAGGTGCAGGCTCTGTAACAGAATCAGCGTCTACTACTGCCGCTGGTGTACTAATTTATGGCAATGGGCTTACTGTTACTAGTCCTTCTACAGGTATTTATAGCTATACTTTTGATACTGCAAAAGCTAATACAAACTATGTAATATTGCCATCAGTAAATAGTGGAAATAGAATGATTGGTTATCAAAGTAAAGCAACAACAGGGTTTACTATAGCGATAACAAATGCTGCTGCAGCACCTCTTGCAAATATTCATGATGTAGCTGTTATAACTTAAACAACAAGCTGGAGAGTTAAAATGACACAACCTATCTCGGTAGTTCCAATTCTTACTGGTCTTGAGAAAGATAAAGAGCCTTTTCTTTTAGAGAACGATGCTTTTCCTGTTTTAGAAGACGTGTATCTATATCAAGGAAAGATAGTAAAGAAAAGAGGAACAGAACATCTAGGTAGGTTAGTACAATATGTTGAAGATACATTTAAGATTTTAGCTGACCCAGCAACAGTGAATCTTATTGGTGTGGCAGGTGTAGGGACTTTAGGTATACAACCAGGCTCTGTTTCTATTACAACGCCTAACACTCCTTTAACATATGTAGATGATGGTGAAGGTACTCTTACAGCTCCAGGGCCGTATACAGGAACGATTGATTATGTAACAGGATCGTTAGTTCTTAACGTTGCTCCAGCAGAAGTTGGAGCTAATGCTACTTTTTCTTTTGAGTATTACACAGGCCGTCCTGTAATGGGTCTATTTACAAAAGAGCTTGAGACAGTAAACGTAGAAAATGTCATAGCTTTTGATACTGTTAAAGCTAATCTATGGAACAAAGGAACAAAGCGTTTTGAAGATATCTCTGTAGACACAGCAGGAGCTGAGGTCTTATGGAGTGGAACAGATGCACAGTTCTTTTGGGCAGAAAGCTATTATACAGACAACACAGGAAATAACCTTACTTGGGTTACAAACAACAAGCAATATTCAGTGTCAGCTGGTGGTCTAGACCAAGACGGCATATCTATTTATAACAGCACAGGTTGGTCAGTACAAAACCCTTTGTTAACATCTGCTGTAGCTGCTAATAGATATCTAAATGGCTGTAAGATACTAATAGCTTATAAAAACAGAATGTTAGCTTTAAACACTCTTGAATCTTCAGCAGTCTCAGGTGTCACAGCAACAAGACATAATAACAGAGTAAGATGGTCACAAAACGGTGTTCCATACACAGATACTTTAGGAGGAGCGGATGCAACTAGTTGGTATGATGATCAGGTTGGCAAAGGTGGTTATATCGATGCTCCGACGGCTGAAGCGATAGTATCAGCAAGCTTCTATAAAGATGTGTTGATAGTATTCTTTGAGCGTTCTACATGGCAATTAACATACACAGGTGAACCGTCACTTCCTTTTGTTTGGAATAGAATTAATAGTAACTACGGTTGTGAGTCAGCTCATTCTATCATAAATTTTGATAAAGGCATAATGGCTGTTGGCGACAAGGCGATTATTGCGTCAGATTCTTATAACGTTGAAAGAATCGACGAGAAGATACCTCTTGAAGTATTCAAGTTTCACAACCAAAATGATGGACCAGCTAGAGTTTATGGGATACGAGACTTCTTCTTTAGATTCGCTTACTGGGCATTTCCTAACTTAACACCAGGAGACGGCAAGTTTCCTAACAGAGTATTGGTATTTAATTATGACGATGGTTCTTATTCCATCTTTAATGATTCTTACACTTGTTTTGGTTATTACCAAGCTTCCGAGGATATAACATGGGAGCAAGCAACATTTAGTTGGGAATCTTCTACAAGACGATGGAACTCTTCAGTGTCACAATCTGATTTCCCTCAAATTATTGCAGGAAACCAAGTTGGTTTTGTAAACATGATTAACAAAACAACAACTCAAGACATATCGCTTTATGTAACAAATATTTCTCAAGCTGAAGAGGCTGTTGTAACAGCTCCTAACCATAATCTTGTAGCTGGACAGTATGTTTCTTTATCAGACGTCCAAGGAATGACAGAGATAAACGATATTATAGGAAAGATTGTTAGTATTACTGACGCTAATACAATAGTTGTTGATATAGATTCCTCAACATTTACAGCATATACAATATCTGGCTATCTAAGTGTTAAGAGTAACTTAGAAGTGATAACAAAACGTTACAATCCATTCTTCACTAACGGCAATAACGTACGAATAAAGTCTGTTGATTTGTTAGTAAACAAAACAGTAGCTGGACAGTTTACTATCGAAGTATATGTAGACACAGCACGTACAGAGCCTGTTGAAATAATAAACGTAGACACTTCACAAACTTATGGACCTACTATTGGCATGGAGAAGATGTGGCAACGGCTATATCTAAATACTGACGGGCAGTTCGTTCAATTCAAGATTAAAAAGAGTGATGAGCAGATGAAAGACGTATCTAACGAAGCTGCTGAGATAATAATAAACGCCATGAATATATGGGTTCAACAAACAGGTAACTTAGTGAGCTATATACAATGAGTTCATCATCAGAAAATAGCATAGGTTTTTATCTAGCAGAGAACTTTACTTACACTAAGAATAAAGAGACTCTTGGTAATCAGATGAATGAAGTCTATCAGAAGATTGCTAGGGCTTCTAACGCTAAAGAGATTGGTATATACGAAGAGACTGAAGTACTAACAGGGCAACGATTCCCTGGTGCTAATCCTCAAGAGAAACGGAGTATTTATCGAAAAGTTATAGATACAGGAGCTTTGCCTAACGCTGCTACATCAACTGTGGCTCATAGCTTAACTGATGTAACTAGCGATTGGACATTCACACGCATATATGGCACAGCTAAGGATTCAACAGCTGTTAGATCTATTCCGTTGCCGAATGGTTCAACAACTTATCCTGTATGTGTTTGGGCTGATGCTACTAACGTTTATATAGAATCTTCTGTTGATTTATCAGCTTTTGACAGCTCGCAAATAGTGATTGAATTTAGTAAGAATTAATACGTTGCTAATAAATTAAAATAATTATTTACTAGTAAGTTAAACAAGAAGGAGAAGATTATGAGTTTATCAGATTTCCTTTTCGGAAAGAAAGGCGAGATGCAACAAGTTCCAACTATGACTGGTGGGCAAAGTGATTTACTTAATCAGTTGCTCGGAGGTTTAACAGGTGGTGGATTTGGAGGCGGCACAACAGGAGCTGGAATGGAAGGTCTCTTCAAACTATTGAGTGGGGATACTGAAGCTTTCGAAGCTCCTTTGATGAGGCAGTTCCAAGAGTCTACGATACCAGGAATTGCTGAAAGATTTAGCGGGCTAGGTGCTGGCGCTCAAGGATCAAGTGCTTTTAGCCAAGGGTTGAGTAGTGCGGGAGCAGGGTTATCTGAACAGCTAGGATCAATGCGTGGTGGATTACAACAGCAAGGACTTTCTCAATTAATGAATATGATGAATATGGGACTGGGAACTAAATCGTTCGAGAATGTGTATAAGCCTCCTACTCAAGGATTTATGCAAGGTATGTCTGGAGGAATAGGATCTTTCTTAGGAAATAAATTGTTTGGAGGTTTTTGATGGTTCAAGTATTACCTCAAGAACAAGGTTTGGGAGCTTTATTAGGCTTAGGTATGAGTCAAGGAATTCAAACTAGCATTCAAGATAAAAGAACTCTTATGAATCAATTAGCTTTAGAAAAACAAAAGCAACAAATGAAGGATGAAGGCTTTAGTAAATTACTTGATTCGCTAGGTTTCGGTGACATGGGACAGCCACAACAAGGGCAACAAGAATTAGCTCCAGAAGCTCAACAACAAGAAAGTTCTCAACAGCAACAAGTATCTCCAGTTCAACAAGGAGAGATGCAATTAGAGAAGATGGCGACTAATCCTGCTTTAATGCTTGCTTTAGCCAATAAGAACCCTGCAATGGCAACTCAAATCCAAAGTATGTATGGAAATCTATTGAAGAAACGAGAAGCTTCTGCAAAAGAAACTATTTCACCAGAAAAGAAAGAAAGATTAACAGAAACAGTCTCAGAACAACTTAAAAAGTTAAAAGGAGGAAACATTGGTCTTGTTGAATCAGGCTCTAAGTTTTCTTCAGAAGCAAGAGAAGACAGGGCTTTTTTCGATAATCTTTCTATGGAAATTGAAGGTCTTTTTGCTGGAATGGTTGGAAAAGGAACTTTAAACAAACAAAGATTTGAATATTTACAGAAAAGATTACCTAATTCTAAAGACACAAAAGCTAAGACAATAGGAAAACTAAAAGCTATTGCAAAAGAATTTAATTTAGATATACCTGGATTAAACGGAAATAAACAAAGTTCTGCTCAACAGAAAGATTCAGGAACTCAATCATTTAATGTTGAAGGAAAAACTTATAACATTCCAGCAGATCAAGTTGAAGATTTTAAAAAAGAAATGGGGATTCAATAATGAGCAGTAAATGGGATCAATATGTAGTTGATGAACCTACTTCAGGTCAAAGTAAGTGGGATCAATATGTAGTTCAAGACGAAACTCCTGAGCAACATATGGAACAAACTATTGGTCATGTTCCCTCTCTAAAAGAAGCTTTTTTTGGAAGACAAGAAGATACTCCTGCAATGTCTCTTATAAAGAAGCGTCCTTCAGAATTGATTAGAAGACCTGTTAAGGGACTTTTAGACTTACTGCAATCTATTTCTCCGTCTCTTATAAATCCAATGAATACTATGAAAGGTGTACCAACGCCTGGCGAATTTGTTAAAGGTGATGCCTCTCAATTATCACCAGAAGAAGAACAGGCTGGTCAAACATTAGAGTTTTTGACTCAGTTAGGTGTTCCATTAATGCCAAAAGGAACAGGAGCGTTAGCAAAAACAGAAGCACCTATAGCTAAAGGAGCAGAAGATATAGCTAAACTGAAAGTTCCAAGAATTGCTGAAGAAGGAAGAAAAGTTTCTAAGCTATTAAAACCAAGAGTATTACCACAAACTCTAAAAAAAGAAGAAATAAAGTTACTAAAACAAGGTGAACAGATTTTATCTGATGTTAAAAAATCTAAGTTTCCTTTAGTAAGACAAATTGAAGCGGGTAAACCAGTAGAAAACATTACAAATAAACAATTCGGTAAAATAGCAAGAGACGCAGAAAAAATAACTGGGAAAGTAAAAGTAGATAATATTAAAAATTCTATTCAAAAGAATATAGATAAGTATTCTAAAGCGAGAACACCAGCTGCAACAGAAAAAACAGCAATAAAAACAGGTAAAGGTCTGATAAAAGACCTCGAGAAAGGCGATATGTCCATGAAAGAGCTTGTAGGGCAGTATAGAGCTAATAATAAGGCTTCAAAGTCGCTTATTGAAAAAACATTAACTGAAGGAACACAGTCCGAATCATTAGAAATGTATCAGGCAGCTAATGATGCTATAGCAAAAGAGATATCGAAACATCCTAACGCTTCAAATATATTTAAGACGTTATTTAAACAATCTAATGCAAATTATGCTCAACTTAAAAAGATTGATCAGTACGAATCTATAATGAAATCAGTAATTAACGATAAAGGAATGTTTGAACCTAAAAAACTATCAAGAGCATTACAAGACTCAAAAAAAATAAGACAACTATCTAAAATAGTAGGAACAGATACAGTTAATGGTCTAAGAAAGATGTCTACACAACTTACTCAAGCGCAAGAAGCTTTAGCAAAAGTTGATCCGTTACAATGGAAAGACTTATCAGTAAGCGCTCCAATGCTTATGAAATATATTGGTATACCTGGAGGTAAATTGATAGGAGCGCCAATAATGGCTAAAAAAGGAGCCGATATAGCTTATGGGTATTATTTAATGAGACCTGAATCTAGAAAGGTTATGTCAGGGTTAGTTAGAGCTATAAAAGCTAAAAATTATGATAAAGCCAAACAAATTGGCTTAAAATTAGAAGTTGGTTTTAAAAAAGCAAAAAAAGATGATGAAAAAGCCAAGTGATTATTATTAACTCTCAGAGATAAAAATAATAATAGCAAATAGAAAAAAGGCTTCTACATAGATCATTTTATTTCTCCTATATGTTTCCATGTTTTGTTTTTTATGATTGCAGAAATTGTTGTGTCTGTAACTTTGAAAAGCTTTACTAATTTATATATTCTCACACCTTCTTTAAATAACTTTCTTATTTCTAAAACTTCATTTTCGCTTAATTTTGTAAAATGATTTTTTAACCCTGTTGGGGCAACATGTCTGTTTTTAGCAACACAATCTTGCATATTATCTTTAGCAGTTCCTAACCATAAATGATCTGGGTTAACACATTTCCTGACATCACAAGTATGGCAAACTTGCATGCTTTTTGGTATTTTTCCTTTAAATATTTTATAAGAGAGTCTATGTGCTGTATAACATTTTCCTTTATAGTAAGTTTTTCCGTATCCACCTCTACCAATTGATTTTTGCCATATCCAACATCCATTTTCATCTATTTTTATACTATTTAATAGTCTTTCTCTTACATCATCATCGTAATCTTTTCTATCAACACTTCTTAAACAGCCACAAGATTTAGCTCTGCCATCAATTATTCTGTCTGATCTAACGGTAGTTTCTTTGTTACAGCGAAGACATAAACAAAGATAAAAATACTTAAAATTCTTTCCTGTTTTAATCTTATGACTAAACTTAATAACTTTAAGGAAATTAAATGTTTTACCTGATAAATCTTGCACAACACACCTCCTTTTCTCTGATTATACCAAACCTCGTTAATACGCATAAGTCCGAAAGATTATTTTAAATAAACAATTGTCCTTTTTGAATCACAA